TTAGAGGTCACCACACCTTTGACGATCACTTTACTCAGATACCTAACGACTGGGTAAGGGATTCAAGGCTATCTTTGAAAGCAATCGGGCTGCTAACACAACTAATGTCACACCGACCTGGCTGGAACATGAGCATAAGCAGTTTGGCTAGGTTCAACAAAACAGGCGTGGACACAATCAAATCGGCAGTCAAAGAGCTTGAACTCTTTGGCTACCTAAGCAGGTCAGAAAAACAAGAACACAACGAGGATGGCACTTTTGCCGACTATCTTTGGACTACTGCTGACCCCTTCCAAAACCCCGATACGGTCAAATCCGTGAGCGGTAAACAGGACACAAAGAAGAACATTCTTAAAGAAGAACAACCTATAAAGAATAAAGAAGAGAATATATCCTTAGATTCTTTCAATCAATTCTGGGAACTCTATCCAAAAAAGGTTGCTAAAGCTGATGCCCTAAGAGCCTGGAACAAGGCGACTAAAAAGAAAACCGCTAATGAGCTGTTGAAGTTGACCAAGGCTTACGCTGAGGGCAAGTTACCGGAAATAACCTACATTCCCTACCCTGCCTCATGGCTAAATAAAGAACTTTATGAGAGTGTTGAAGTCGCTGAAACTAAACCTTTGCCTAAGCTGTTTGTAGGGAGAATCAAATGACACAGTTCGAGCAGTCAGTAATCGGGTCAATTCTGCTGACCAACGGCAAGGCACTAGAAGAACTCACTCTTAGCCCATCAGACTTTGACGACATACAAAACGAGCGCATCTACAAAACCTTGCTAGAGATGAAGGCAGGTCGCCAACCGATTGATGTGATGACAGTCGGTGCAGCCCTGCCAAAGCTTGCCAGCTATCTGCATGACATTGTTACAGCAACCCCAACAGCAGCTTCAGTCAAGTTCTACGCCAGCAAGGTAATCGAGGAAGCCACAAGGCGCAGATTAGCTGTTGCCGGCACAATGATTCACAGCAAGGCTCAGCATGAGGATTTGGCAACAGTCTTTGACACAGCTAAGAAAGAGATTGATGACCTCATTGATCGCAACTCGGCAGTCAAGCCAAGCTATGTTGCCGATGAGCTGTTGCCTTACCTTGATGAGATAGATAAGCCAAAGCACTACCCAGAAAGCCCTTGGCCTTTACTCAACGACATCATCACAGGATTCCGACCAGGTGCTTTATACATAATCGGTGCAAGACCAGGCGTGGGTAAAACAATCGTTGGCTTGCAAATTGCTTGGGAGTTATCGAAGCAAGGCCCTGTATCTTTTCACAGCCTTGAGATGGGCAAGAGCGAACTCTATAACCGCATAATCAGCATGGAAGCTGAGGTTTACATCGGCAACATCGAAAAGGGAAATCTACAAGAGTGGGAGTGGGACAGGATTGCCAAGGTCAGGCAAGACATCCAATCGCACCAGCTCGCTATCCATGACAAGTCAGGCCAAAACCTTTTACAGATTCGCGCGCTCGCAAACAGCGTGAAGGGCAACAACAGACTTGAGGCGATTGTGGTGGACTATCTGGGACTTATTCAAGACACTGAAAAAGGTCGCAAGCGTTACGAGATGATTACAGACATCAGCATAGGACTTAAGAACCTAGCCAGAGATTTGAATGTGCCGGTAATCGCACTAGCCCAGCTAAACCGAGGCCCAGAGCAGCGCAAGGATTCCCAGCCTGACATGGCTGACCTAAGAGATTCAGGTGGCATCGAGCAGGATGCTGACTCAGTTATCTTGTTGCATCGTGTCCAAACTGAGGATGACCAGTTCGAGTGGCAAAAGAGCCAGATGATAATGAAGGTAGCTAAGAACCGACATGGTGGACTTGGAGAAGTCGCACTCAAGTTCGAGGGTCACCTTTCCAGAGTGATTGGGTAGGCTTATGGGGTGGATGACAATGTGGCACTCTGTTGCCGATGTGGAGCAACTTGGAAGGTCAATACGCATAAACGCAAGCGTAAAGACCTCAAGTGCCAATCCTGTCGGATGCACCGAGCCTTGGTCATCAAGTATGGATCAGAGAAGTGCATCCCTTGGCAGGGCGATTTTGACAAGGCTACTCTCACCATCCCAATCTTTGACGGCAAGCCAGTCCTACCTGGCACTAGAACTTGTGGGCATCTCGACTGCACCAATCCCAACCATGTCGCAGGTGACCACTAGAGTAAAACAACAAATCGAAAGGAAATAAAGAGATGGCAATAATCAAGGTAAAGGGCGCGATCACCAGAGTCTTTTATGAAGGCAAGGGCATCGAGGTAACCGAGTCCTATGAAACCAAAACAGGCGACACCATCAACAAGCGATACACAGTCTGGCTAAAGCAGCCAACCACGCTTGAAGCTGGCGACACAGTTCAGGTCGAGGGCTTATACAGCTCAGAGATTGACAACTGGACCAACAAGGAAGGCGAGGCAAAGCAGTCCATCAAGGTAAGCATCAACAACCCTTTGGTAGTCCCAGCCGAGCCACTAAACATCATCAAGGGAATCTTTGAACCGACTCACTCGGAGCCAAGTCCCTTTTGAGAAATCTCCGATGGCTAGTCCCTGCCCTCACCGCCGGCATACTACTGAACCTATCGCTTCAAGATAAAAGCGTTCTTGATGGTGTGGGACTGGCCTTCGGTTTACTTTATGTCTGGGCTGCCATACTGGGAGCATGGGAGCTTTATGGCAGAGGTAAGCCTTAGCGTTACAGGCGACCCTGCCAGCCAAGGATCACACGCCATAATGCATGGCAGGATTGTCCAGGTCAACAGCTCCAAGCACAAGGCATGGCGTAAGGCCATAGTCCAAGAGGCAATCGCAACCCTGCCGGATGACTGGCAACCAATAGACGAGCCATGTGAGCTAATCGTCAACTTCTATCTCCCCAAGCCCAAGACAGTAGATCGCCAGCTCCCCAGCGTGTCACCTGACCTAGACAAGCTCATAAGGGCAGTAGGGGACAGCCTGACCGATTCAGGCGTGGTCATTGATGACAGCCGAATTGTCCGAATCTCAGCTCGTAAGCTCTACGCCGAGGGCATCGAGCCAGGTGCCACAATTCAGGTCAAAACCCTCAACTAGCCCTTTAGCGCGACACGCCGATAATTAGGGAAAATTGCCAAAATTGCCAGAAAAAGGCAAAAACTGTGCTATCTTGAATACATAGCCAAGGTGGCTAGAAAGGGAGTAACAAAGTGAACATGGCAGACAAGCAAGAAGTATCAGTTGCAAAGGCTCTTGGAGCATTAGCTTATGAATCAGTATTTATTTACCACACTGACAATGAGCAGTGGACTCGTATTCAAATTGTTGACGATGCATTACTAAATGCAGACATCGCTGGTTATTTTGGTTGCGATTTTAGCGTGGCAATAACAACTGACATTCGATCATTACTAATCCGCAATAACAAGATTCTAAAGGCGGCATAAATGAAAACCATAATCCTTTACCTAATCTCAACGACTCTCTCGATGGTGTCAACATCTACTGAGGTTGTTAGGACTGCATCATGGTTGATTGAGTAGATAACTTGCTCAGTTAGATACTCAGTCATGTCTTTTGCGCCTTGCTGATAACCCTTGGCAAAGCCTCTGCCAAAAGCCATAGTCAGTTTCCGCGCTCGCCGTTCATCGCGGTTAGGTCGCCATCCAATCATTTGTCAGGCCACTCTCCGTCTAGGACCAGCAAACCGATAATTGCGTAGTTTGCAAGGTCAATGAAAGAATCTCTCAATGCCTCATGCTCAGGTGCGTTACCTGAATCAGTCAAGTGATTGATTCTTGCCAACTTGTCATGCATCCTGACTCGTAGGCCGTTGATAGGTCCACCAGGTGCGTTGCTGATGTTGGTCGGGCCGTAGTCATTGTGCTTCGAGAGCAGTAGCTTTGCGTTCTCATCAAAGTATCTGAGGACTGTGGCATCAAAGTTGGTGCTTAGGCTTATGCCTTTTCCTGTTGACTTCATGGCTTTTCAGTCACCTCGGCAATCAGTTCTTTTGCTTGGTGCTCAATCTTGGTGACTGTGTAGGCAAGCTCGTCAAGGTTCTTGATTAGCTTGTCAAGGCTGCCATCCATCATGGCGTTGACTTGATTGTTCATGTCCCTTTTGTATTGTCCGTTTATTTCCTCAACGATGTCCTCGGCTGTTGGGATGTAGCCCTGATCTAAATGAATCGCTACATAGTCAAGGATGTTGTCGCGCTGATACCGGATGCCGGCGTAAAAGCCCTCTGCGTAAGGTGAGAGTGTCATGGCTACCTCGATGAGATGTTGTATTGAGGGTCAACATAGATTTCGATGTTGTCCACGATGTCAATGACCTTAGCGATTGCTTTGGTTGGGACTGGGTACGCTGCCTTGATAAGACTTAGCACCTCGTTCTTCATAAGCATCCTGCCCATGTAGATTCCATCTGACTTAGCTACACCAAAGTTGTATTGGTGAGGCTGGAAGTCTTTGACTGCGAACTCAAGTGGTTCGGGATTATAGTTAGGCATTTGCTCTCATTTCTTTGTAGGTTTGCTTGATGTGTTCGATTAGCTCAATGCGAGCTTTGGCTTCGTTGCGTGTCTGTGCCGTCATACCTGGCACACCCTCTTGAAGCGTGAACTGTATCTCAGTCCACTTCTGAGCCTCGGCAATAATGCGCTCAGCTAGTTCTTGTTCATTCATTTGCGAGTGTCCTTTGTTAGTGCGTTGACTGCTACAAAGAAGGCAAGGATCAAACCTGCGACTCCGAGTGTGTAACCCCAGCCGAGATGTATCTCTTGTATCTGCCAGCTTGCAATCAGGATGCCGGTTAGTGCGATTAGGTAAAGGATTATAGTTTTCATGCTGTAACCCTTTCCTTCTGAACTGCTGACCAAAACTTCATCTGGTAGTAGTTTGTCCAGGTGTCAACAATGTCAAAGGTCTCAGCCCATGACACTGACTCGTCTAGGTATCCGGCTACTGTGTTCTTGAACTGGAACTTGTTTGGCTTGTACATCTTGGTGCCTCTTTTCTGGCCCCCCTTGGGCCGTAGTAAAAGAATAGCACAGTTTTTGCCTTTTTCTGGCAATTTTG